CCTTTTATGCACACGCTATGCACCACGGGGGTACGGGCGGGTGGCTAGCAACCTCGCCGACCTCGGCGACCCGTCCACATGTCCCCGTTTTTTTTAAGTCCGTTTCGTCCGTTTCTGTGGCGGGGCCGGGCGTGCATATGCGTATAGGGGGTCGGTGTGTCTGATGAGGCGCCGACGGTGTTGGAAGCGGTGCGCGAGGAGCTAGCGCGGGCGTCGTTGGAGGTTCGGCTGCTGCCCGAGTCGGCCCTGGTGTGGCGGCTTGCGGAGTTGCTTCAGGTGTCGGTGGCTCCGCGGGATGCGGCGGTGTTGTCGAAGGAGTTGCGGGCGGCGTGGGAGGCGCAGCGGGACGCGGTGAGGCGGATGGGGAAGCGGGGGGATGTCGTTGACGAGATCCGCGCTGCCCGTGAGGCGAGGCTCGCAGGTTCCGAGGGTGTTGGTGCAGCCGCCGAGCCGGGGGTCGTCAAGCGGAGACGCCGCGGTAAGCCTGGCGGCGTCGGCGGGGCTGGTTCTTGACCCGTGGCAGGAGCTTTGTTTGCGTGTCGGCCTGGCGGAGCGGGCTGATGGCAAGTGGGCGAACTTTGAGACAGCGGTGTGGGTGGGCCGGCAGAACGGTAAGGGTGGCGTTTTCGAGGCGTTGATCCTCGCAAAGATGTTCTTGTTCGATGACGAGCTGGCGATCTACACGGCGCACGAGTTCAAGACGGCGAATGACACTTTCCGCCGGGTGTCGTCGCTGGTGGAGAACACCCCGCACTTGTTCTCCCGGCTGGATGGCCGGTACGGGATCGTGAAGAACCCGTCGGAGAAGGGTTTTAACCTTGAGGGCGGGCGGCGGATGCGGTTCATCGCCCGCACGTCGGGCGGGTCGGGCCGAGGCTTCTCCGCCGACACGGTGATCTTCGACGAGGCGTTCAAGTTGGGCGCTGAGATGATCGCCGCGCTGCTCCCCACGTTGTCGGCGAGGCGGAATCCGCAGGTGTGGTACGGGTCGTCGGCCGCGTTGGCGACGTCGGAGCAGATGCATCTGCTGAATGAGCGGGCTAGGACCCCCGATCCGGGCCGGTTGGCGGTGCTGGACTGGGGTTGCGAGCCCGGTGTGGACGTGCACGACCGGGACTCCTGGTACGCGTCGAACCCGGCGTTGGGGATCCGTATCGACGAGGAGATCGTCGAGGCTGAGCTGCGGGCGATGGGCGAGGCTTCGTTCCGCCGCGAGCGTCTGGGTGTGCATGATGCGAACACTGGCGAGTCGGTGTTCACCGCCGCCCAGTGGAACCGCTGCCAGGACATCAACAGCAAGGCTGAGGGCCGGCTGGTGTTCGCGGTGGACGTGCCGTTCGACCGTTCCGCCGCGGCTATCGCCGTCGCCGCGTCGGTGGACGGCGGGATCTTTGTTGAGGTGATTGACCACCGTGAGGGCACGTCGTGGGTGGTGCCCCGGCTGCGGGAGCTCTCGAAGCGGTGGCGGCCTGGTGCGCTGCTCCTGGACCCCGGGTCGGGGGCTGGGTCGCTGCTGCGGGACTTGCAGGACTTGAGGATCGAGCCGCGGCTTATCAACACCCGCGAGTTGGGTCAGGCCACGGGCGCGTTCTTCGACGCGGTGGTCGCGGGCCGGGTGCGGCACTTGGGGCAGCCGGAACTGGACGCCGCCGCCCTGTCGGCGACGCGCAGGCCTCTGGGTGAGGCGTGGACGTGGTCCCGCAAGGGTGTGGATGTGTCCCCGCTGGTGGCTTGCACCCTGGCGCATTGGGGTGTGTCGACCCGTAAGCGCGCCGTGGGCGTGACGAACTTGGCAGCTGCCCTTGAGGCCGCTCAAACCTAGTCTCGGAGGTTCTGGTGGCGGCTACGGGCGTAGTCACGTTGAACGCCAACGTCACGGGCGGGTTGGATGGGTCGCGGGCGTTCGGCCCGATCACCGTCAAGACGACTTCTGCGGTGACGCAGACTCTTTCCGTGTCGCTCAGCATTGGGGCGAACACGATCACGCTCCCGAGTGGCACGACGGCATGTGTTCTCATCCCGCCTAACGGGGCCAACCCGGTCCCGAACCCGGCGTTCTCCGGCACATTGACCCTCAAGGGTGTGTCGGGGGATACGGGTATTGCGATCTCGAACACGTACCCGACGATGCTGTCTTGGGACACGTCCCCGTCGTCGATTGTGATCAACTCGACGGCGACGGGCACCTTGTCCGCTTGGATGATGTAGCCGATGGGCTGGCTGCAAGATCTTGGGCGGGTGTTGCGGACACCTTCGGGTGGTTCCGCGGAGGTTCGGGGCGCTGACCCGACGCTGCCGTGGGGTTCGTGGCGAATCCCCACGAACGGCGAGCTGGGTGCCGTAGTCGCTGGTGTTCCCATGAACGAGGACACCGCCTTGTCGATCTCGACGGTGTACACGGCGGTGGGGATCATCGCGGACGCGGTGTCGACGCTGCCGCTGGTCACCTACCAGGCGTCGAACACGGGCAAAGGCATCGTGCCGTCGCCGCCGCTGGTGGAGCAGCCGTGGCCGGAATGCTCCCGCCAAGACTTCATCGCGATGGTCATCACGTCGCTGTGCTTGCGGGGTAACTTCTTCGGTCTGATCACCGACCGTGACGGCCAGGGCTACCCGACGATGATCAAACCGTTCCACCCAGACCACGTGTCCGCGCGGAGGGACAAGGCGGGTCAGCGGCAGTACTGGTTCGACGGCACCCACGTCTCCACCGACGACGTTGTTCACCTGGTCAACCGGCTGATGCCCGGCAGTTTCATCGGATTGGACCCCATCAGCTATGCGCGCCCGTCGTGGGCGTTGTCGCACGCGGCGACGATCTACGGCGGGCAGTACTTCGCGAACAACGCGAACCCTTCCGGGTTCCTTTCCGTCGGTGAGGACCTGACGGAGGAGGAGACGCTTGAGTTCGCGCGGGCGTGGAAAGCGGCGCACAGCGGCCTAGGGAACGCCGGGCTGCCCGCTGTCCTGACCGGTGGCGCGGAGTGGCACACCATCAGCGTGGCGCAGAACGAGATGCAGTACATCGAGCTGCGGACGTTCCAGCAGCAGGAGATCGCCGCGTTCTTCCGTATCCCCCCGCACATGCTGGGCCAGGTCGACCGGTCACCGCAGGCCGTGGGGAACGAAGAAGTCGAGATGGCTTTCGTTAACCAGACGTTGATGAACTACATCGTCCGCGTTGAGGACATGTTCACCAAGTACACCCCGCCCCGGTACATCACCAAGTTTGACCTGAACCAGCGGCTGCGGGGCAACCAGACCGCCCGGTACGCGAACTACGCGGTCGGTATCAACACTGGGTATCTGCTGATCGACGAGGCGCGGGCACGTGAGGACATGGATCCGCTGCCGAACGGCTGGGGTCAGGTGCCGTGGCGGCCGCTGAACTTCGCGAGCATCAAGAATGCGATCGCGGGAACCACCCAGCCCCCGGGTATCGGTGAGGTGCCCACGGGGCAGGGCGGTCAGGGTGGTGGGATCGACCAGAACCCGAACGGTGGTGGTGGCGCGCCGGCTCCGTCGAACATTCCGTCGGCGCCCGTCGACGGATCGCCGTGATCGCCGAGTGGGAATGGGACTTGCGAGCCCAGCCCACCACCGCTGACATCGCGAAAGCGGCGGCGAAGGTTGGGAAGATGCCGGCCGCTGGGGACAAGCAGCACGTCCCCGCCGTGTTCCCCGTGTACGACGGGCCGATGCCGTCCGAGGCGGACTGGTCGCAGGCCAAGCTCAAGGTGGTCAAGTTCAAGAAGGTGTACGCCCACAACTCGGAGCTTGATCGGGCGAACCTGCTGTGGCACGTACAGCACCCGAACAAGTCGCGGATGGCGTCGCCGCATAACACGCACCCGCAGGTCATCAAGGACAACGAGGGGCGGTACGTGATCGCGGACGGTGACCACCGGCTCGCCGCGCTGCTGCTGCTCGGTTTGAAGAAAGACCTTTGCTGGGTGCTCCGTGAGGACTAGTCGAGAGGCACACACACATGGCTGTTGAGGTTCGTGAGCCTCTGACGTACGAGGAGCACGCCCCCCGGTCGTACTTCCGTGACTACGTGAACGCGCAGTTGCGTAAGGACCCGGAGGCGATGGAGCGGCAGGCCCGGCACGCGGTGGAGATGCGCCACGCGCGGACCCCGGGTGTCGCGTCGGAAACCCGCGACGGTGCCCCGATCGAGTACCGCACCAACCCGAACACGACCCTCGGCCTGGGTGGCGAGTTTGCGCCGCCGTTGTGGCTGGTCGACAAGTACGCGATCGCATCCTCGGCGGGGCGCCCGTTCGCGGACGCGCTACAGCCGATGCTGCTCCCGCCGGGCGTGTCCAGCGTTCACACGCCCCGGGTCATCACGGGTGACGCGGCGGGCGGCCAGGTCGACCTTGAGGCCACCTACGGGCAGGACTTCACCACCGGCGACGCCTCGTCGACGGTGGTCACGTTCGCTGGCGAGGCGATCGTCTCCCAGCAGCTCCTCGACCTGTCCCCGGTCACGGGGGGCGTGGACGTCGCGATCTACACGGACATCATGCGCGCCTACAACAAGGCGCTGGAAACGTCCCTGCTCGTCGGCTCGCCGACGGGCACGCAGCAGCCCGGTCAGCTCCTCGGGATCTACTACGCGATCCAGAACGCGAACCTCATCAACGGTGCGGCTGGGTCGACGTCGGTGTCCGCGCTGTGGCCGTTGATGGGCCAGGGGTACGCGGCGGTGGGGAATAACCGTTCCCACATCCCCGAGATGATCCTGATGGCCCCGCGCCGGTGGGCGTTCATCGCGTCGAGCGTCGACTCGTCGAACCGGCCGATCGCTTCCCCGCACGACTCGGGCGACCCGTCCGGGTTCCCCCGACTGTCCGGCGACATGCCCGCCGGGCGGGCCCTCGGCCTGCCCGTGTACGCGGACGGGGCGATCCCCGGCGGCACCGGCGTCGACGTCATCTACTTCCTGCGCCCGTCGGACTGCCTGTTCTGGGAGTCACGCCCGTACCTCATCAGCACCGCCCAGCCGGTGTCGGGCACGTTGCAGGTCCGCCTGTCCATGCACCGATACGTGGCGTTCATCGGTAACCGCTATCCGGCAGGGTCGTCGGCCCTGTACGGCCTGACGCAGCCGAGCGGGTTCTGACATGGACCAGACGGAACGCTCCCGCCGCGCCCGCCTGTTGGGCAACGAGCGCGCCATCCGCGCAGCGCAGCGCAACCCGGTCGAGGTCCGGCAGTCCACAGACGGGCTGCTCACGTTCACCGGGTTCTCGTCCACCACGTCGCTGAGGATCGGCGGGACGGCTAGGGACGCCAACTCGCAGCTTGTCCGCGACCAGGGCTACGACATGGGCTGGTACATCGAGCGGGTCATGGAAGGATCGTTCACCAAGACGCTCCTTGAGAAGCCCGATCTGAACTTTTTGGCTAACCATGAGGGTCTGCCAATGGCCCGCACAACCATCCCGACCGGCGAGCCGGGCAGCCTGACGCTGCGCGAGTACCGCAGTGAGGACCCCGACCAGCACCCGTCCGGCCTGTACGGCCTGCACTACACGGCCTTGGCCGACGCATCCGACACGGACGCGCAGCGCCTAGCGGGCAAGGTGCGGTCCGGCCTGATGGACCAAGGGTCGTTCGCCTTCCGGGTGATCCGCCAGAACTGGTCGCCCGACGATGACCAGCGGGAGATCACCGAGATCTCACTGCACCGGGGCGATGTCTCCGTGTGCAACTATGGCGCCAATCCGACCACTCCGCAGGCCGTCCGGTCTTTGCTCGCCGGGTTTGAGGACATGACCATCGCGGAGCGGGACACGCTCGCCAAGGACCCGGCCGTGATGCGCGCCATGCGCGACCTGATGGCCGTCCCGTCCGTTGAGACAGTCGCCGAGGCGGTGCGGGAGATGCGCGCCGGAGCCGCCCTGTCCACCACGGCAATCGCCACGTTGAAACACATTCTGTCGCTGTGCGCCGCGTCCGACACCGCTATGGACACCGCGCAGCAGGTCCTCGCCGACCTTCTTGGTGTCGCTAACCCGGACGTTGCGCAGGACGCGGCGATGGGCCACCCGCAGGGCGGCGACACCCCGCCCGCACCGGCCGCTAAGGGCCGGTCACTTGATCTCGTCGCGGCGCACCAGTTCCTCGCCCGACGTCGCTAGAAACCCGCGCCGCAGCGCGCTAACGGCTTGACGCCGACCCAGCCACCCGCTTGGGCCACCTCAGCCGGCCGCGTCTCGCACCCGGGGTGACACACACCCACCTACCCCGAGAGGGAACCCATGTCAGCGAAGCCCATGCTGGAGGCCGCCCAGGCGCGCCGCAGCGAGGCGCTCGCCGAGATCGACGAACTGTACTCCGCCGCGAAGGCGGAGAAGCGTGACGCGTTCACCGAGGACGAGTCCGCGAAGTTCGAGGATCTGGCGAAGCGTGTTAAGAAGCTGGAGAAGGAGATCGCGACCCACGAGGCGCAGGTCGCCCGTGAGGAGAAGGCCGCGGCCGCGAGCGCACCGAAGTACGACCAGGTTGCGCGTGTCGGCGCAGAGCCGGGCACCTACCGGCCGGCCGGGTACGCCCGCGAGGCCGACGCCCCGTCGTTCTTCCGTGACCTTGCCGCCGTGCAGGTCCCGCAGGCGAACATGCCCGACCGTGACCAGGCAGAGGCCCGCCTCCGCCAGGCCACCAAGGAGGCTCTGGTCGACTACCGGGACCTCGACGCGGAGCAGCGCGGCACGTACGCCCGGTTCATGGAGAGCATCGAGGGCGCGTACGAGCAGCGCGTGAACCCGAACACCACCGCTGGTACTGGTGGCGAGTTCGTTCCCCCGCTGTGGCTCGTCTCCCAGTACGTGCCCTACGTGCGCCCGACTCGCATCTGCGCGAACCGCGTCCGTAACCTGCCCCTGCCTCCCGGCATCGACATCATCAACCTGCCAAAGATCACCACCGGGTCCCTCACGGGTATCCAGTACGCGCAGGGCGGTGCCGTCAACAGCCAGGACATCGTCACGTCGACCGTGTCCGCCAAGGTCAACACGATCAGCGGCCAGGAGGACATCAGCGTCCAGCTGCTGGAGCAGTCCCCCCTCGCGATGGACGGCGTCATCTTCGACGACCTCTCCCGCGACTACGACCTCCAGCTCGACAAGCAGGTCCTCGCGGGCACCGGTGGCACCGGGCAGCACCAGGGCGTCCTCACCCTGTCGGGCGCCACGTCGAACACGTCAATCACGAACTCCAACTACGTGACCGTCTCCTCGGCGACGTTCCACGACAACTCGACCAGCGGCACCCAGTACCGGTCGCTGCTGAACGGTGTCAACCAGATCGAGACGCTGCGCTACGACTCCACCAACGTCGAGATTTGGGTGCACCCGCGCCGCGAGAACTCGTGGAAGTACAGCGCCGTGGACTCCACCTACCGCCTGCTGTACACCCCGTACAGCAGCTTCAACGCCCTGGGCCAGGACAACGCCCAGGTCGCGCAGGGCGTGGCAGGCGAGATGATCGGTCGCCCCGTCATCAAGGACGCGAACATCCCGACCACGTCCGTCACGGGCGCGGTCACCGGTGGCACGGCTGACGTGATCGGCGTCGTAAAGGTCGACGACCTGATCCTGTGGGAGGGCACCCCGCGGTTCCGCGCCCTCCCCGAGATTCTGTCCGGCACCCTGCAGATCCGGTACCAGATGTACTGCTACTCGGCGTTCCTGCCGAGCCGGTTCCCGCCCAGCGTGAGCATCCTGACGGGAACCACGGGCTTGGCGGCCCCTGGGTTCTGACCGATAGTTACCCCGGGCTTCTGCTACACTGGTCGGTATGCCAGAGACGCAGAAGTGTGGACGCTGTCGTCAGGATCTGCCGCTGGACTGTTACGCCCCGTCCTATCGGGGAAAGCCTGGTACGTGGTGCCGGGTGTGCTTTGCTGCGTGGCATCGTGGCGAAGACACCCGGCAACCACTGCCGGCTCGCGTGTGCCCGATCTGCTCCGAGCAGTTCTACCCGAAGCAGCAAGACCAGCCCGAGCACGTCGCGACGTACTGCTCCCGCCGCTGCAAAGACATCGCCAAGAACCGTGCGGCCAGGAGCCGCCGGATCGAGTCCATGCCGGACCGGTGGTGTTTGCATTGCGGCGACTACATGCCGCGCACGATGCGAGCCGATGCGGTCTTCTGCTCCGACGTGTGCAACTCTGCGGCGCATGCCGTTACCCGTGTCCACGCGTCTAGGAAGGCCGAGGCCAGGCCCTCGCGGCTTGTGTTTCGCGCGGAGATAGCCGAGCGGGACGACTGGACGTGTGGCATCTGTGGCGAGCCGGTTGACAAGCGGCTTACGCACCCTAGCCCGGGGTACGGGTCCATAGATCACGTCGTGGCCCTTGCGGCTGGCGGTGGGAACGAGATCGAGAACCTTCAGCTGGCTCACCTTGTGTGCAACCTGAGGAAGCGCCAGCTCGGGTAACACCTATTCACCACCCAAGAAGGCCGGCGTCCCGTCAGGGAGCCGGCCTTCTGCACGCCGCGAGCCGGGCGTTAACGGCAGGCGAAACCGGCATCCGCCGGTCACCCCGGCGGAAGCCGACAACCCGAAAGGAACCCCCCCCGTCATGGCTGATCTCGTAAGGGGCCACTACCCCATCGGATCCGTGTTCGACGCGCTCCTCGGGAACGCGCGTAACGCAACCCAGAACGACCTTCCCGTGTACACGAACCTCACCTGGACCGGTATCTCCGGTCTGACCGACAACTCGACCACGGCGCTGACGTCCGCGAAGGCGAACGCGGTCGCCGTGCCCGTCGACTTCGGGGCGATCATCTCCAAGGTGTCGTTCGTGGTCGGTGCGACTGCTGGCGCCACGTCGACGCACACCAACGTCGCCCTGTACTCGGGTGGTGTCGCTGCCCCGGCGATCCTGGGGACGCAGTCCACGGACAACACGTCCGGTAACGGTGGGTTCGCCGCGTCGGCGATCAACACTGTCACCCTGGGCGCGCCCGTGGTCATCACCCCGAGCAACGCGCCGAACGGGTACATCTACGTCAGCCTCGGCGTGACCGCCAC